TATTTGGTGTATTTTTTTCTAACTCAGAAGTTACTTCTGTTTTAGTAGTTTGTGGAGTTATTATTTTTTTTGATAACTCTATAATTTTGTTTTCTAATTTAAGGTTTTCTTCATAAGAATTAGCTAATTTAAAAACTAATCTATTTACTTCATTTTCTACAGTTTTAAGTGTTTTCTTATTGAAAAAATACTTATAAAGTAAAATAATTGTAAAACATAAAGTAATACCTTCACTTAGAATAAATAATTTAATTAAATTGTTCATATAATTTGATTTTTATAATTTAGTTTACAAATATACAATGTTTTTAACAAATAAAACTTTTTAAATTTAAATTAAATGTTAAAAGTTTCAAATTTTGAAGTAGCAGGAGATTCAGTAATAATATATCCTATTCTATTAATATAATGTAAACCAGAGCTTATTATTAGTTCATCTCCTTCATCAATTAATGTCCATACATGTTGTCTAGGATAGTTTTTAACAAAATCAAATTCTTCCCCAAAAGTTTCATACATACAACCATTAAAAGGATAATCTTCAATATTGTTTACATTATTTTTTAAATGAATTTGGTTTAGTTGCGGAGTATAAGCAGAATAAAAATCTGTATTATTTGTTTGATAATTGTGACTCATTTTTATTAATTAAAATAATTTTATCTCTTTGTAATTTTTCTTGAATTATTTCTAATAATGCATTAGAACCTAAAAATTTAACAACATCTGAAGGGTCTTTTTCCCTCATAAAAGAAGGATTGTTAATATAATTTAATCTAGTATCAATTTCTAGGGTTAATAATCTAGAAAATCTTTTACCAGTGTCATCATTGTCAGTATATATATAAACATGGTCAAACTTGCTAAATAGTTCATCAATTATAGGTAGCAATATTTTGTAACTGTTTTCTGATGGCAAATTAAATGCATCAAACCCAAAACTATTTAAGCACATAGTATCCTTTAAAGAAGAAGTAATAAAACAAACATTAGTTTTATACTCTAATTTAGAATAACCTTCTAGAATAGCTTTAATAGTCCTCCATTTTTGCATAGGATTACCCAAAGGATTGTATAATTTAAATAATTCATCATTATTATAATAACCAAATATAGGATTAAATTTGCTAGAAGAATAATTAATAACATCATTCTTTAATACATACTTAATAGGTTTAATTTCAAATCTATTTAAAGTATTTAAATTAATTTGAAATTGATTCCAGTAATTTAATTCATAATCTTCAAAAGATTTAATAATACCAGTATATTTAGACTTTTGTTCCATTACAGGTTTTTTTTCTAAAATTAAAAGAGGAGCTTTTTGGTGCTCCCCTTTAATTTTAGTTAAAAAATTACCTTTAACTTTATTACTATACTTTAAATCTAAATTTATTTTATTTATACTAGACTTTCTATCACTTAAATTATACAGTTTATTTACATATTCAATACAATCTAAATGAGTAGGATTAAATGCCCAGTCCATAAATAAAAGAGTATCATTTCTTTCTGTAAAATAACATTTAGGAGTTTTATCATTTCTTAATGGATTTTTAAAACTAGTTTTTAAGTCAAAACTTCCAAAATAATGCCTAAATATTTCATACTGTTGATCTAAAGCATATATCATAATAAAGTTTAATTAAAATGCAAATGGATTATCTGCTAATGTACTAGATTGAGTTTGAGAAGAAGTATTTGCTTTTATTTCTTCAGGATTAAATTCTTCTAAAGTTTCAGATATTGGAGCAATGTTACCAGAAAATCCACCATACTCTCCCATTAAAGCATCTATAATTTCTTTTGCACCTTTTCTATTAGGATTATCTCTCATAAATGCTTTAGAATAGATTTCCATATCATAGTAAGTATTGTTATCTACTTGTCTACTTTTAATACCACAATATACTTTAATAGTTTTATTATCTAAAACTAATTTTTGCAAATCAGCAAAATCTCCTTTAAATAAATTTTCTATTGGTAAGAAAATTTGAGGAGTATCTCCATCTTTCAAAGTATATTTAGATAAATCAGTTTCCCAATTCATAAGTTTAACAAAAAACTCAACTACTGTATCTTCTCCTTTAACACATTTTCTTGCATTTTCAGTATAATACCAAGTTTTGTTTTTATTCAAAACAGACAAATCTTCTACATATGTAGCAAAACCTTGACCATTTATCATTTTAGTTTTGCCAGATCTAGCAACATCATATCTACCTTCTAACCAAAAAGTTACTTTAGTTTTTACATCTACTGCAGGAAGCAAACCCCAAATATCTATTCTTAAAGACTTTACTTCTTGTCCTTCAACATTTTTAGTAGTTAAATATTGTGGCTCAGAAGTTATTTGTCTATTAAGAAAAGCACCCAAATCTTTTCCATTTGGGTTTACCATAATAGGTTGAAAAGATCCTACACCATAATATTTCTTAATTGCAGGAGTACTACTAGCTGTTTTTACGTTATTATTCATATAAATTTATATTATTTGTTTAAATTGTTAATTATTAAATAAAAATTTGATTCCAAAAAGTTACAAGTTCATCTTTCTCATTAAGTTCAGAAATTTTAAACTCTTTATTTCTTAAATGTTTACTTCTAGATCCGCCTATTACATCATCTGTATGAGTAAAAGATAGTATATTACTATTTTTATTTTCAGGGTCTCTATACATATATCCAATTGCATCTACTCTTAAAGCTAATAAATCTTTGAGTTTACCTTCTAAATTTAATTCTTTAATAGTTTGACCAGATGCAGTTACTGATTTGTCAGACACATGCCCTACAACTATTAAAGTCTTACAGAACTTTGTAAAAAATTCCATAATTTTAAATAAAGCTTCTCTTTTATATACTTGACCTTTACCATAAGCTAACTTATCTACATCAAAATCAAGAGATTCATTTTTATTTTCTTCTCTATTGTAAGATCTTACTGCTAACTGATTAAGAACTTTTTCTTTTAATGAAGTAACTGTATCAATAATAATATAATCATACTGAGGCTTTTGCTCAGAAAAAGCTTGTATAATTGTATCAAACTCATTAAGATTAGTCATATTAACTTTTGTACATTCATAAAAATCTGCACCACCTTCCATATCTAAAATAAGAGAATTAGATAACTGACTAAGTGCATGGGTTTTACCAGTTTTTTTCTGAGAAAAAATAACCATAGTTCTTGGATTAACTACAGTTGGTTGTTGGGGTTTTGTGGGTAATAAAAAATTTTCTTTACTCATTTAAAATTTGATTTTTTTTATTTATAAAATTTGTAATTGCTAAACTATTTTTAGGTTCAGGTAAAGATTCAAAATTAAATCCTTTTGGATTAAAAAAGATAGGTTCAGCCACACCTGTTCTTCCAAACCTATTCTTACACATATGAATAGATCTAAAACAATCTTCTAACCCATGAGATTTATCTGATTCTAAAATTTGATAACCATAATAATTGTTTAGTTTGTGTTTGTAAGGAGAAAATAATCCTAAAATAACTTGATAAGATCTAGCTACTTTTATATTATCTCCTAATTTTTGTGGCTCAGGTTCTAATCTACCTGCTTTAAAGTGATTTAAATCTCCTGCAGCCATTTGTTGTTGTTGAACACAACATATATGCCAGTTCCAATGTTTAGACATTTGTTTTCTAGCATATGAATTAACCATTCTGTCTATACTACCAGACAAATCCAATGGTATTCCTAAATCATTTTTTTCAGGTTCTAGAATGTTTACATTATCTATAACTACTGCTACAATTTCATTAGAATTATTAGGTTCATAATGACTATAAACCTCTATTGGACCATCTTTAGTTTCAATTGTTTTGTTTATATGTTTGCCTCTAGAATAAGATAAATTCCTACATTGTTTATAAATACCTGTGGGATTTGATGTGCGGTCATCAAATATTATAAATTTTTTAACTAAGTTAAAATAATCTTGAATTATATTAGATTCTATTAACTTAATAGTTTCTTCATCTAAGGGATTAATTCTTGATAATAATTCATCTTGAGTTTTATTGACATTGTAATATTTAGCTAAAGCATACTGAATAATACTAATCTCAAATTCTTCTACTGATTCTTCTAGCCCAAACCAATAACAAACATAATCTAAATCAGATTGGTTTTTTAATGACAATATATAATCTGCTACACTAAATACATAAATATACTTAGCTAAAGAGGTTTTACCAACAGAAGTTTCTGCAGTAATACATACTAATGCTCCAGGAAAAATACCACTAAAATATTTTTTCATTCCATTAAAAGGATTGGGAATACAATTAATGTATCCTTCAATAACTTTTTGTTTATTTTCTTTAATTGTTTGTAGAACTTCCATTAGAATATTAATTTATCATTTTTAATAAATACTCCTTTTTGCATTTCTAGTATATTGTCTAAAAGCAAACTTCCACCATTTTTTTCTATAAAGTATTGGGCATCAAGGGAGAAGGCAAGATTTCCATTATCTCTAATGTTTTGATGGTAAAAGTCTACTGCTCTTAAAATTTCATCAAAAGATGTTTTATATTTATTAATAAATACTTCTA